GACATTATTTTGTTTGCAACACTGCCAAAATTTCTTTTGCTTTTTGCATTTCAACCATTTCAGATCGAATTGCTGCATAGCACTCGTCGGCGTACCATAATTTTGATAACAATTCCATGTCGTCAGTGCATGTTCCAGTGGGGAGACATTGCGGTTTTTTACATTCGGCTTTTGCCCAGTTGTCGAATTCTTGGCACTCATAACGTGTCCAACCCTGATAACCGCAAGCGGTGAGCAATAGTCCGCACGTGAGGACTACTGCCACCGCCTGAAGTTTTCGGGTCACTTCCCCGATAACCCGAAACTTTTGTCGTTGGGATTTAACCAACGCAAAATCACTGGTGCAATTGCGGCAACGCCACCCATTGCAAGGGTCTTTGGGTCAGTAACGCCTGCAAGGTATAACGCAAGCGCGGCTGCCATGAATGAGCGCGCCCATGAGGCTGCTAAGGCTTTGGTTTTGTCCATTTTGTTTTCTCCTTTGTCGGTTTGACTCCCGATTTTGGTGCTTCAATTGTTGGAAATTCGCCCTTATATGGAACAAACTTTGGAATTCCAAACCCAACAATTTCACTGCCTATCTTGCGAACCTTGACCATGACCATGCCGCCATTGCGTTGATCGCCTGTGCCGCTGGTATTGCCTTCAATCGTCACGCATGTTTTGTCGTCAATCAATCCAACAACAATTCCAACGTGTGAAATGCGGTCAATGCCGTCATGTGGAAAATCCATGAAAGCCAAATAACCCAATTGCGGCATGTTTGACCAGCGTGATGTTTCCTTAAATTTATGCGCGCCAATGGCAGTGCCAACAACTGAATGGATTTTGACGCCCGCTTCATTTGCACACCAATTGACAAAACTGCCACACCAGGGCAAACCGTCTGCCTTTGTGAATTTGCCATATTTGGTCAGGTTGTCGCCTTCTTCAACCGTTCCAATTTCAGCTGCAGCAATTTCAATCAACCTGGCACTTGTGCCGTTTGGATATATTGACATTATTTTGTTTGCAACACTGCCAAAATTGCTTTTGCTTTTTGCATTTCAACCATTTCAGATCGAATTGCTGCATAGCACTCGTCGGCGTACCATAATTTTGATAACAATTCCATGTCGTCAAGGTCGTCAATTTGTGCTGCGGTTGCGTGCTTATTTGCGGCGTTTTTATATTGCACTAAATGAGCAGGATACTCAGTTGGTAGGTTTGCCAAAATACCCTGATACATTGCTATGTTGGCTTCATATTGAGCCACTTCAGCAATGCGGATTTCAAGCGGTGTTGGTTGTTCTGTTGTCATTTTGTTTTCTTTCTGTTAGTTGGAGAACGCGATCGAATAAGTTGTTCCAGCAGGTAAAGTTGCAGGGTCAGCGTATTTTGTACCAAACCCGCCATTCCATTTTAATGCGCCACTATAAGGACTCCCCGAACCAGCACCGCCAAAAACGTCGCCGTCAGCGTTCCAACCAACACCCGCACCATAGAATCCCCACGTCGTTGCTGGGTTCGTATATTTTGAACCAAAACCTGTTCCCACGGTATAAGCAAATGCACCAAAATAAGGACTTGCACCATTTGCAAAACCAACAACGTTGCTTGCTTTATTCAATGTCAAACCGTTCACACTTGTTGCGGGTGAGGGTGCTGCGTATTTTGTACCAAATCCACTTGACCACGCATAAGCGTTCATTGTTCCTGCACTACCGTCATAACAAAGCAAATCCGCCCCGTTTGATGACCAATTAAAATCAGACCCTTCACCAGTCAATGCGGTTGCCGGATTCGCATACTTTGTGCCGTAACCACTTGAAAACGGATAAGCATAAACCCACGGACTTGAAGCAGAACCAATTGCAATTGCTGAACCGTTTTGATTGAAATTGACGCTTCGAGCAGCCAAATTCATATCATTTGGCAATGTTGCAGGGTTGGCATATTTGCTACCCCAGCCACTAGACCAAGCCCATGTGTTTATGTATGGCGAACTGGTCGTGCCGAGTGTTATGGCGTTGCCTGCAGAATTAAAACGCATGCCGCGACCGCCGCCGCCTGGAAAAGTTGGGCTGGCATAACGTGTACCAAAACCAGTTGATGACCACGGATAAACCCCGCCTGGTGTTGTTGAATTGTTTGCACTGACTGCAATAAATGAATTCCCTGGACTGAAAATTACGTCCTGCGCACTCGCGGCAGGCAACGTTGCTGGATTTGCATACTTTGTGCCAAAACCTGACGCCTTTGTGAATTTATAAGTATTGATGAATGGTGTTGTGTCACCAACTGTTGCAACGTAAAACGGCAACGGCGCATTTGCTGAAGCAATAATGCCTGGAATTATCACGCCAAATCGCCCACAATTGTAAATGTATTTGCAGCGGTGCAAACGATTGAGCATGCAGAATACTGAACGCGCAATTTTGGTGCTGAAGCGGTTGCACCTGTTGACGTAATCGTGACACCCGCACCTTGTGCAAATGTCACTTGACCCGCACCGATTGCCTGAAGATTGATCACGTTGCCCGTTGTGAAAACTGACGGTGGCACTGTGACGGTGATTGCTGAAGCATTTGAACACGTCACCCATTTGTTAGCTGCGTCGGCTACAACCAGGGTGTAGGTCGTGCCTGTTTGTGCATTAAATGCCAATGTTGAATCGTCTTGTTCAATCCATGTGAACGCCATGTCTGTTGCTGACGTTTTCGACAAAACCTGACCTGTCGTGCCGCCCTTTAATTGCGCCATTGATGTGTCAACTGCCTGCCCAAAAACCGCAAAATCTGCGGGCAGATCAGTGACCAAATCTGCGGACGTCGGCATGACCCAGCCGAAATTACTTGTTGGATTTGCCATTGTTTCCCCTTTTCTAAGCCACTATTGTGGCATATTCCCATGTTAATGTCGGCGACACGGTTGCCCATGTTTCCGTTATTGGCACGTCATTCCAGCGCATTGCCTGCAGTGAGTAGGCAAGCGGCGAAAGTAAAACTGTCAGGCTTAATTGGTTGTAACTGGCAGCAAATGTCCAACCCTCAACAAACCCCTGGAATGTCCCTGAATTCATATTGAGTGGCAAATTAACCAATGCCAATGGTTGACCCATGAAAACGTTTAACAAGGCGTCGCGGTCGGCGTTGTCAATTTCAGGGTTTGTCAGGTCAAACGTAATTGCTTTAAAAATTGCTTGCGGTTGCGCGCGTAGGGACAAATAGAAATTTGCCTGGGCAGTTGCGTCAGCACTGTTGTGCAGGGTTGTTGAAATAATTTGAGCCAGTGTGCCAAATTCAGCAATTGAAACGGCGTCGCTGGCAGATTGTTCGCTGCTGCTGGTTGCGTCATATTTGATCGTTACCGAATTTCGCACGTCGCCCGCACGGGTCTCAATCTTTAATCCCCGGGCACGCGCGTGATTTGCGTCAATGTCAACGTAACCGTTAGCTGCTAAATAACTTGAACGGTGTGTGCTGTCTGCGTACCCGATTGCCCCCGTTGGCGATTCGTACAGGTAGCCTAAACCTGACGTTGCTAGTGCTGAAACGAGTGAATAAACGTCAATGCGTTCACTCGAACGGGCTGCCAATTCATAATTGCCTGGGCGATCAATTTCACCCAAACCATTGTTTTCAGCATTTGCCCACGTCACCGTTGGGTCATAGGCAGCCCAAGTCAATGAACCAGCAACCTGCGCCCAAGTGTTATATAAAACCCCGCTAAGAATGTCCCAAATTTGATCACCGTCAAATTCTTTAGACAAAACACCGTTAGTCAAAACCTTAGGCAAACGAGCCAATGCACCCAGCGCGGTAATCGTATAAGTCTGCGTGAACATGGTTGAACCCACGTCACGGACTTCCAAACCAATGTCCACCACGTTGCCGCCAAAAATAGGCACAAATGTGCCTGAAGTATCTTTGACCTGAACTGAAATGGTTGAATTGACTTCAACTGGGATTGCAGTTTGATTCACGTCAATCAACTGAATGTTGACGTAACCCGCTTGTGCCTGTTCATAAATGTTTGTTCGACCGCTGGTAATTGAAAGATTTGCCAAAACCGCTGTTGTGTATTCAACCCCGTCAATTTCAACCTGCCAAACGGGCGACCACTGCGTCATGCTATTTGCAGGCTACTTGCGCCGCCTGTGCCGCGATAATAAGAATCGTTGAGAGTGTCCACGATTGTTCGTGCAGTGCCTTCAGAATCTATTGCCCCGTTAACGGTCACGTTGATCGTTGTGCCACTTGTAGCGGCTTCAGTTGCCCTAAATGAACCAGCATTGAATGAACCTGTGACAATGTTTGAGGCTGCCTCTGCAACCGTTGCAGCGACCTTTGAAGCCGTTGAAACACCACCCGCGCCTGTTGTCCCACCTGTTGCAGTTGTGGTGGTCGTTGTGCCACCTGTGATCACACCTGAAGTAGTTATTTTTGGTACGACCAACGTTCCCGAAAATGATTCGCCCCCAGGGGTTGTGCCGCTAAAACCACCCGCGCCTGTGACTTCACCAATTTTGCTCAACTTTGGAATGTCTTTACCACCCTTGATCAAATTCAATCCTGTAATTACCGCATTGATTCCATCAATGGCTGCGTTCAAAATTGGCGCAATTGCACCTGCAACCCTGCCAATTAGATCAAGGACAACTGAAGCAACGCCCCCAATGACCTTAATAATTCCACCTATTACTGTTCCCAATACTGGCGCAACGGCTTTGATTACTTCAGCAAATGATTCAAATGATTCTTTGTTGCGGTCAATGGCTTTTTTAATAAAACCAAACGCGGTGACAAATCCTTCAAAAATTGGTTGGGCGACGTCTTTAATTGTTGTGCCAACTGTTGTAATTGCACCGTTCAAACCTGAATCTTTATCGGTGAACGCCCCAACAACCTTCATAAAAATTGGAATTGCTGTTTCATTCAAAAATGTGATGAGTGTTTGAATGATTGGCAATAATGCCGTTCCCAATGTTTCCTGCGTTTCACTAAATGCAACCTTTAAACGGTCAATTTGCCCTTGATATGTTTGCGCGCTGGTCAGTGCTGCGCCGCTAAATGTTGCAGATAATTCGCCCGCAACCGTGTTGAAATCTTTGCCCTTTAATTCAGCTGCGCCGTACCCAATGCCTAGTTTTGCCAGGGCAGCCGTGTTGCCGTCATAAGCCTTGCCCAATGCGTTGGTTACTGCTTCCAATGGTTTGCCTGTTGCAGCACTAACGTCCAATGCTAGGTTAAGCAAATCAGTTGCTTTTTGTGTGTCATTTGTTGACAAAACCAAACGCGACAATGCTGGACGTAATTGATCGTCCGCAACACCAGTTGCCAATGATGTTTTCAGGATTTGTTGTTCAATGGATTTGATGTTTTCGTCAGTTGCACCCGTGGCAGCCTTGATTGCAATTGCCAATTGTGTTTGTGCTTTTTCATCTTCAATGGCGGCTTTAACGCCGTCAATACCAATCTTGATTGCATAAGCACCAGCAGCGGCAGCAGCGGCAGCAAATGCAGCCCCAATAACCGCACCTGTTTTGCTGATCTTTGTACCAAAACTATCAGTGTCATTTTCTGCAGTTTTAAGCGATTTGGTTAGATTATCAACGTCACCCAGTATCGTCAGTTTAAGCGTGCGTGAACCTGCCATGTTAATTGTACTTCTTTGTTATATCTGAAAACGCGGTTTCCCAACGCTTGATGATTTCAGGCTGAACGCTTCTCAATGTTGGATAAATAAACCAACCGCGTGAGCCGCGACCTTCACGACCTGACCAAACTGGAAATTGCTTATATTTGTTTGAACCAAATTCAGCACCGCCCCACAAATCCTGCGTAGTTGCACCACCCGAAAATTTTTGGCGTGCAAATCCATAACTGATTTCACCAAACTTTGATGTTTTGGAAACCTTGCCACCCTCGGCAATTCGCGTTGAAACCTTTGGAATTGCGTTTGTTTGACGTGCCGATTCTTGAATTTTGGTGTTGACAAAATCTGCCAACGCATTTGACGTGGATTTGGTTTGCTCTAAGGCTTCGTCGTCCATTGCTTTAAAAGATTTGGCAATGGCACGCAATTCGGCTTTGTCGTAACTAATCGCCTCACTTGCCATTTTTTTGCCTCTCTAAAATTTCAATGACTGTCAAAATGTCTTCGGCACTTTCAAATTCGCAT